GTGATGCAGGCCACCCACCAATACGGGTTGGTCGAAGCCTGCTGCACGTCCGCGAGCGTGGGTTCGCGGAACGTGAGCAGGCCGAGCTCGGGGATGTCAACCGAGCGGGTCCGGGCGGTGAACTTGGAAAGGTCGATTGGCATAGGTCAGGGCACGACCTGAGTTCCCTGCTCTTCCCACGACAGTTCCCAGGTTCCTGCACCAGTGCCGTCATCGGTGAACGATGCAGACGTGATGTGCACGAACATGGCCGGCTGGTTACTGCCGATACGTCCGTAAGTTCCTGGCAACACATTTGCTGCCGTGGCGGTGTTGTTGGCGGACACTTCCACATACTTCAGCGTCAGTTGTGCCGATATAGCAGCGCTCAGGTTGTGAGGGTGCAGGTGAGACATCAACGGCTTGTCGATGTTGGTGTCCTGCCTGAAGATGGTCAGAGAGCCGAAGCGGCGCATCCGTCCGGGCGTCCGCTGCTCCCAAAAGTCGGAGATCGTGGTTACGTCCAGCGAGGCCCGCTCCCAGTTCATCGTGACCGAGCGGACCTTCACGGTCACGCCGGTGCCCGAGGTGTCGTTGCCGCTAAAGGTCAGCGTGCCGCCGAAAGTTGGAATGAGTCCCATGGTCAGAGTCCTTGTAGGGTCAGGGTCAGGGTGCAGACGCGCTCGTCGCCTTCCGAGCCGTCGGCCTGCGATTCGGTGCGGAACGCGACGCTCGCGTCCGTGCAGACGATGTCTGCGGTGCTGGCCTGCTTCTCCACGCCGTTGAGCTGGGCGCAGATCTTGTCGGCCTCCTGGGCGACGGCGAGGGTGGTGTCGCCGTAGATGTTGACCTCGACGGTGACCATCCACAGGCCGGCATCGGCTCCAGGCATCGCGCGCGACGCCTGCGCGGCGCTGATCTCCCAGACGATGGCCGGGGTCTGCGTCGTGGGGCGGCGCATCCCGACGCTCACGGGGTTGGTCGTGGCCTGGTCGAGGTGGTACTGAACGGCCTTGCAGACCGTTTCGAGGCTCATGGGCGGCCTCCCAGCAGGCGCTTGGCCTCGGCGAGCGTCTCGTTGGCCACGGCGTTCGACGCCTTGGTCACCGTGCGCATCGCCCAGGTGAAGCTGCGGTAGGCGCCCTGGATGCGCTTGCCGGCAGCCTTGTGGCGGAAGCCGAGCTCGAGCAGGTGGTAGACGCGCTGGCGGCCCTTGGCGCGTGCCCCGCCCTTGCGGCCGTAGCGGACGCCGATCCGGCTGCGCAGGGGCGCCGTGGCCGTCCCGCCGAGCCGGCGGATGTCCAGCTGCGTGGCGGCGGCAATGGCCCGGCGGTGGGTTCCCTTGCCCCGGTAGCTCGCCGAACGCCACAGGGCGGCCATCTCCTTCGTGAGCGGCGCCAGCGCCTTGCGGGCGCCCTTCTTGCGCACGCGCTCGTTCAGGTTGGCCGGCAGGCGCTCCAGGGTCTTCCTGAGCTCCTTGCTGTCCACGGTGATCTTCAGGGCGGAGCTCACAGGACCACCTCCACGGCCTCGACCTCAAGGGTCCGCCGGCGCTGGTCCTTGTCCGTGCAGCTGCGCACGTTCAGGGTGCGCTGGGTGCCGTTGTCGGTCCACAGGAACCGGCTGCGCGTGGTGACCGAGGCCGTCCACGGGCAGAGGATGCGGTAGGAGGTCTGGATCGCCGGGCCGCCGTCATCCACCGTCTCGGTGGTGTCCATCTGCTCGATGTAGACGGGCAGCGCCGACAGGCCCGTGACGGTCGCCCACGTCTCGGTCGCCTGGCCGAGCGCGTCGGTCGATTGCGTCGGGTTCTGCACCGCCGCGACCAGCCGCATCATGCCGTGGGGGACGTGGGCCATCAGCCGATCCCCTTGCCCATCATGGCGCAGATGTTGTCCCAATAGTCGGTCTTCAGCGGCACGGTGTCATCCCCGCGCGCGGCGTTGAGCTGCGTGATGCGCTGCATCACCGCCATCTGGAGCAGCGGGTTCAGCGTGTTGTTGCCGGCGTAGACCGTCAGATGAAGCGGATAGGTCACCGTGACGCCTCCCATGTCGGCGTAGTGGATGCCGTTGATGAGCACCAGCTTCACCGACACGGTCGCGTTGGTGACGTCCTTGCACTCGCACAGGGTGACCGGCTGCCGCTCCAGGCGGACGAGCTTCGTGATGCCCGTCGGCTCGGACGCGACGTACTGCGTGCGCGTGACCGGGTCCAGGCACCAGCCGGTGCGCTCCTCGAGCTCGCGCACCGTCGCGTCGTAGGCGATCTGGAGGTACGCATCGTCGCCCGTGTGGTAGACGCGCGCCGCATCCTTGATCGTGGACAGCGTGATCGGCATTCGTCCTCCTGGACGCAGAGGGGGCGGGCGGGGAGAGTGCCCGCCCCCTTGCGCTTCCGGGGGTTTGCGTCAGGTCAGGGTGATCCGCAGCGCGGCGACCGCCTTCGGGCGGACCACCTTGCTGTTCACGAACACCATGCCCTGGAACTTCACGAGGCCGGGGGTGGTCACGTCATCCCGGAACATCGAGATGCCGCCCCACTCGCGGATGGCGAACGCCTCGCCGACGTTGGCGAACATCAGCGGGATGCTGTTGGTCACCGCCGCCGTCTGCCGGCCGGGCGCGTAGGGCGCGATGTAGACCGGGCGGCCCATCAGCATCATCGGCGCCTGGTCCATGATGCCCGCGTCCGAGCTCGGGATGAAGAGCGGGACGTTGCTGGTGTTGGTGTCCACCTTGAGGCTGGCGATGCGGAAGTAGGCGTCCTGGCTCATCACCCAGACGGCGCTCGACCAGTACTCGGCGGGCAGCTGCTGGTAGCGCAGCTGCGTGAGGCGGTCCACCGTGAAGGCGCCGTCCCAGCCCGTGCCGGACCCGTGGGCCGCGCTCACCGCGACGGCCTTGTAGTCCGAATCGTTCAGGAACAGGCCCGTGGGCTGGTTGCTGCCGGTGCCGACCGTGTAGCCCGACTCGATGCCGCGCGCGATCATCTTCTGGAGGTGCGAGATGACCTCGGCCTCGATGTCGAAGTCCGACTGCCGGACCACCCACTGGGTGATCTCCGACTTCGGCAGGCCGCCGACGGGGTTGAGGTTGATCTCGGCGTGCGCCGCGTCGTAGGCCGTCTGCGTCTTGTTGGCCTCGGTGGTCCAGAAGGTCGTGACCGCCGCGTCCGTCTCGAGGTTGTTCCGGCGCAGCGTGACGCTGCCCTTCACGCCCGTGCGGAGGTCGGCCAGGTTGCGCACGACCGTGTTGCGGTCGAGGTACTTCAGGATGCCGGCCTCGTAGATCTTCGGGACGAGGACGCCCGACGAGCTCGAGGTCGTGATGTCGCGGAACTCGGCCAGGCCGCGCGTCTCGGGCGCGCGCCCGCCACGGCACCAGTCGATGAACTGCTCGCGGTACTCGCCCGAGGCCGTCCACTCGGTGGAGCGCTTCTCGTTCTCCTGGGTGGCCTTCTCGACGGCCGCGTAGGACGCGAACCGCTCGCGGAGCTGCGAGGCACCGATGTGCTTCTGCATCTCCTCGATGTCCCGCTTGAGCGGCTCCAGCTTGTCCATGAGCTCGGAGCCACGGGCCTCCTGCTCGGCGGTCAGCTGCTCGCTGCCGAGGAGCTCGTTCAGTTCCTTGGACAGCGCATCGCGCTGCTCGATGAGGTTTGCGCGCTTCTTGAACAGGTCGGTGGTCTTCATGTCAGTGCCCTCAACCGCAGACGAAGCCGGGCAAGCGCCGGGCTGTAGGTGCGTGCTTCAGCGCTCGTCTGCGGATAAGCGCCTGATTCGACGATGGACACCTCGCGCAGGTCCACCTGCGTGAGGGTGCGCTCGGAGCCCTTCCAGGCGTCCGAGCGGACTACGAAGCCGAAAGACATCTCGGAAAGGACGCCGGAATCGACCAGGGCGTACACGTCCTTCGCCCGCTGAGTATCCGGCAGTTGGACATCGAAGGCCAGGCCGCGCTCGTCCGACGCGAGCTTCAGGCGCTGGCTCTTCGTGTTCGCGAGCAGCTCGCGCCGGTCATGGCCGACCAGCAGCGAGATGTTCCCGCGAAGGCTCTGGTCGAACGCGCCGCGCGCCACGCGCTCGGTGAACGGCTTGCCGCCGTTGACGGTGCGCACGACGAGCGGGTGGCTCGGGGAGTCGTAGACGGCCGCGTAGCCGGTCAGGCGGTTGCCCTCGCGCTCGAAGCTGCAGCAGCGCGTCTCCAGTCCGTAAGACGTGGCCATCTCGCGCCTTCCCTTCGGGATCTTCTTTGCCTGGTCCTTCGGGTCGGATGAACCCTTGTAGACCAGCTCCTTGATGTCGGTCGCGCTGGCCTTGGTGGTCGTTCCGTCGGGCGCGGTGAGCTCGTACTTCGTCTGCCCACCCTCGAAGCTCAGCTTGCCGAGCTTGTAGCCCATCTGAGACAGAGCAGCCTCCGTCTCGTCCTTGTTCAGGCGCTTGGGGTCGGCCGGGAGCTTGACGTTGTGGCTCTTGGCTTGGCCGGAACCGGATCCGCCCTTGGCAGGAGCAGACGATCCGCCGGAAGACTTGGACGAGCCTCCAGAACCTCCGCCGCCACCACCGCCCTTGGCGCATTCGTTGCCGCTCTCAAAGCCATCTGCGCCGATTCCGCAGTTTCGGACCATCAGGTCAGGGTGCATCGTCTGCCTCCTGGTCCTCGTTGGTGTCGGTCGGTCCGACCGCTGCGGCAGCGCCGCCAGGCATCGACACGGTCGGTGTGTCCATGCCGGCGATGGGCGGCAGGCCAAGACGGCGGCGGGCGTCGTTGGGCGCGAGCACGCCTCCGAGCACCAGCTTCGAGAGCGCCATGCCGGCGTCGCGGAGGTTGCCGCGCAGCAGCACGTCGGTGTCGAAGCGCAGGAACTCGCCGGGCTGGAGGAGCTTGCGCTCGATCTCTGCGGACCAAACCGAGGTCCAGAGAGACAGGCCGCCATCGACGTAGGCGCGAGCCGTCTCGGCCTGGGATGCAAGCGCGCCGCCCCCCTGCTGGAACAGCATCTCTGGCGGCACCATGTACGCGCGGGCGATCTCCTGCACCGAGAACCGGCGGCTCTCCAGGTTGGAGGTCGAAGTCTCCTGGCTGATCCGCTCGGCCTTCATCCCCTCGCGCAGGATCAGCGGGCGGCTGGCGCCGTCCGGCTGCGCGTGCATGGTTTGCCAGGCGTCGCGGATCGCCTGCACCGCCTGGTCGCTCATGGCGCCGGGGTGGCTGAGGCTGATCTTGCCCGTCGAGCCCGTCTTGACGAGCGCCGAGTGCGCCGCGTCCTGGTCGGCCGCGAGCTGCATGGCCGGCGCGCAGGCGTCGAGCGGTGAGACGAACCACGCCGGGAAGTCGAGGTCCGGGTACGCGCCGATGTGCACCACCTGGTCGGCGGCGAGCTTCACGTCCTTGATGCGGTACTCGACGCCCTCGTCGGTGAACTGCGCCGTGGCGGCGCCATCCGGGATGGGCTGGAGCTCGGCGACAGTTCCGTCGTTCGCCCGCCGAATCAGGGCCAGCCCATTCCCGGAAGTGAGCGCGCAGCCCGTGACGAAGCGGCGGAAGTCGAAGCCGGACTGCCAGCGGCTGGCGTCTCGGCTCAGGAGCTGGGCGACCGGGTGGCCGTCGATGACGCTGCCGTCGGCGCGCTCGACGCGCACCGGCAGGCGGGCGATGTCCGAGGCCAGGAGCTGCACCGCGCGCACGACGGCCGGCAGGGTCGCCGGCGAGACGTTGCTGGCGGTGGTGCCGTTCTGCCACACCACGACGGTGGGTTTGACGGCGAAGATCCTGGAGAACCACGAAGGCACGCCCGCATGGAACGAATGTGCCCCCAGATGTCAAGCGGATTTCAAGAGAGTGGCACGATCACCCGATGGGGCAGGCACTGTTCGCGATGCCGCTCGCCTCGCGCACCTGGTGGTGCTCCATCAGGATGGCCGCCATGTTTCCGGCGACCACGGCGTCGGTGTTGCCCGAGCTGCGCCCCTTCACCGGGCGGATGTTGCCCACGTTGTCCTTCACCAGCCGCACGGCGTTGAGCGCCGCCCGCAGGACCGGATCGTCCTCGTAGCAGAGCTGCCGGCTCTTGAGGAGGTCGCCCCAGAGCTTCCACGCCGGGGCCATGGTGCGGATTGACTGATCGACCGGGACAATGGGCCAGCCTCGGTCCTGCCAGCGCTTGATGTCGCGCGCCTGGCTTGGGTGCGGGTCCACGCCGATCTTGCGGATGTCGTAGCGGGCCATCAGCGCCTCGATCTCCGCTTCCACGACGGTCATGTCGTGGTACTCGCCGGGCATCCGGCGCAGGAACCCCTGCTCGCACCACTGCCCGAGGGGGTTGCGGCACCGCTTCTCGTCCAGGGCCATGTCGAGCCCGGCCCACCAGGAGACGTTCCGGGCGCGCAGCTGCGGCCCGTCCACGACCATCAGGCACATCGTGGTGAGGTCCAGCTGCGGGCCGTAGCCGCCTCGGGAGAGGTCCAGGCCGATGACGGCCGGCGCGCCCTGGAGGCGGGACCAGTCGCAGGGCTGCATCTGCCGCTCGAGCACCGACAGGTCCACGTCGGTCGTGGCGATCTCGTGGTAACGGCAGGCGAGCTGCGTCTCGAACTCCGCGATCTGCTCGGGGTCGCCCGACTGGAGCATGGTCCGCGCCGAGAGCTCCAGCTGCGTCGGGTCGATGATGGTGCCGAGCCCTGGGTGCGCCTTGCCCCACGTCGTTGGGTCGGCTGCCTGGTCATCCTGCTCGAGCCCGTAGAGCATCGGCCACCAGCCGGCCGGGTACGGGCTGCCGTCCGCGATGGACCGCTCCAGCTGGTCCCAGTAGCCCCAGATCGGGCGGGTCTTCTGCTCCGGGTCGGGGGTCGTGATGGCGAGCAGCTGGCTGGTGGCGAACTTGGCGAGGCCCGTCAGGAGCCGGCCGAACGCCTTGTCCATGCGGGCCACCTCGTCGGCGATGACCATGCGCGTGGTCAGGCCGTCAAGCGCCTTGTCAGTGCATGGAAGCGACAGGTAGCGGTTGCCGCCATGCACTACCCGGCCGGGATGGGATGGGTCAGTCCCGCCACGGACCTTCCACTCGTCCCCGCCAAGGTTGCTCGACATGGTCTGCATCCGCTCGAAGGTCTTCTGGGCCAGCCGCCCGTCGGGGGCGACCGAGCAGAACTCCAGCCGAGTCTCCGGGTCGCGCATGGCGGCCATCAGCAGGCTCGCCGCGAACTCGGTCTTGCCGTTGCCGCGTGCGACCGCGAGCAGCAGCGCCTTCGTCGCGGGCGTGTCCGAGCGCCGGCCGTCGATCACCCGCCGCCTGGCAAGCAGGACCATCGCCACCATGCACTGCCAGGGCATCCAGACCAGCGGCTGCCCCGCGCCGGCCTCGGCGCCCTGCCCGCACTTCAGCGCGAAGGCGCGCGCGTCCTCGGCCCGCTGCTCGTCCCACCAGACCGAGTGCGCCGCCGGCTTCGACCGCTCCTCGAGGTAGCGCCGGCAGGCGTCGCGGATCCGGGCGTTGGCCGTTGTGGAGCCGTCCAGGACAGCCTCCGCGTAGGCGTCCGCCTGCTGCGCGCATAAAGGCGGCTTTGGGCGGTGTTTCCGCGCCCCTCTGGTTTTGACGGTTCCCCCAACGCGGTCCCCGACGGGCCGAGGGGGGCTCGGCCCCGAAGGGGGGGGTGCAGCAGTTGCTTCACCCTGCTCGTTCGCCTGCTTCGCGCGCAGTCTTCGCTGCATGGCATTCCTTGCACAGGCTTTGCAGGTTCGTCCACTGGTCCTTGCCACCTCGATGCAGCGGCACGACGTGATCCGTTTCCAGCTCACCCACCGCACCGCAGTTGGCGCATTGCAGGTTCACCTGGCGGTAGTGCTTCTGCCTGCGCCAGTTGCGCACGGGCTTGGGCGCTTCGAGCCTGAACGGCTCGCCAAGGCTGCCCTTGAATCGCCACCTACGCAGCGCCACGCACGGCCTCGCAGAAACGGTCATCGTCCTCGTTGCGCCACGCGATCAGCCACGGCCCGTGGTCCTGCTTGCACACCACCACGGGGATCTTGCCATCGTCGGCGTCCCGGATTGCCTGCTCCATGAACCCCTCGACGGCCTTGCACTGAGGCGCACGCTCTGGGAGCACGGTTTGCTCCCTCACGCGGTGCAGGTTCGAAAGCAGGCAGAACAGCATCCCGTCGTTCGTGATGCTAAGCACCTGCTTCGCTGCTCTGCGCTGCCAGTGCGTGAGCCGGTGGCCTCGCACCTTGACCTCGACGTGCAGGACAGAATCGCCCTGAACGGGCTCGAGGTCGGCCTTGGCCTTGCCCCAACGCTGGGCCGTGCGACGCCACTCGACGCCCGTGCATTCGGTGAGCACCCTCGCCGCCTCCAACTCGCCACGCGAGCCTTTTGCTCGGCTGTTCATCGCTTGATCTCCCGTACACGGTGCCTTCCGACCTTGACCACCACGACCTCCTCGGGCCGGTCGTGCTTGGCGTCGGGGTTCTTGCCACCACGGGCTTCGTTCAGCTCCTTAGTAAGCAGTTCCATGCACCGCTCTTGCACCCCGATGGTTCGCCACAATGCGTCCAGGATCTGGTTGGCACGTTCGGGCAGCGCCGCACGGTTTGCGTCGTGCCACGCACGGTCGCGATCCTCCTGGCGTTTGATCGCCGTCTTGCGCTCCGCTAGCCAGCTCATGCCGCGACCCCCTTCAGCCGGTGCAGGAGCACGGCGCGAACGTCCCGAGCCCCGGCGAGCTGCTGGACCTGTTCGTTCAGGAGGTCGTACGCCGACCTCCCGGTGCGAGCCCACCCGAGGCAGAGGTCGCGCCAGGAGCGACGCGCCTCGTCCTCGGTCAGGCCGTGCTGGACCATCACCTTCGCGCAGACCCGGCGCTGGGCCTCCACGTCGGCCCGAGGGTCACGGATGCGGATACGTCCCTGTACGTCCTCAGGAACCTCCCACCCCACCGCTGCGGCGTCAGCCGCGCTCTGGTTAGGTTGGTGGTTAGTTCTATAGTTAGGATCCCTGTCGCTCCCTGCTACACCACCTGTAGCCGGCA